AATATGTTAAATTTTATTGATAACTGCCATGGAAACATAAAAGGAGCTGTAGTATTTCAAAATACAGATGTATATAATTATGCATTTATAGATTATGAATATAAACTAACTAAGCAACAAATTAAATGGTTTGAGAGAAATAAGAAATATCTTTCAGTTGAACAAAAACAAGGATTTAAATTAATGATAAATGAATAAATTTAATTAATTAAATATGAGAGTGATTTCAGGTATTGTTATATCTAATCATTCTCATATGAAAATCAATTGCGAGGTGAAAATGTGAAGAATAAAAGGTGGAAAAGAAAAGCTAAAAGATTAATAGGTAAATCAGATTTGTTTATGTGTGAATGTGAGTTCTGTGAATTATTTAATAAGAAAATAAAATGCTATGGAGCTTGCACAGGACAATATAGAGAAATAGAAAAGCTACTTAAAAATAAGGAAGTGAGGATATGAAATTAAAGATAGGAGATAGAGTAAGGCTAATCCATAGAGATTACCACCATAGAGCTAAAAATTATGATGGAATAGTTAATAAGATATACAAGAACTACATCTTATTGGATTTAGAAAATTATAAAGTATGTGTTAATGTAGCAGACATAATAAAACCAGAACAAAACTTATTGCAAATAAGAGAGAACAAAGAGTTTACTAAAGTAACTAAAGAGATGTTACCAAACAATATGGTTAAAATAGAGCACTTAGAATCTAGTACTGCATTTAGAAAGGAGAAGAAGCACTATGAATAAGCCTATGCAAAAGAATTACGATTTAAGTACACCAAAGGGCAGAGCAAAATATACAGTAGATATGCTTAATTACAGAAAATATATAAAAGTAAAGAAAGCTGAAAGGGATGCAAATTGTGTGCTTGCGGACGGCATGAGAACAAATTTTAAAAGAATTAATGACCCTAAAAGGATGTGGGGTACATGGTAATCATAGAAGGGAAGATAAAAGGTAAAGCAAGACCTAGAGTATTTAATGGACATGCTATTACACCAGCAGATACGGTTCAATACGAAAACTGGGTAAAGATATGCTACAAGGAACAGGATGGAAGATACCTAGAAGGCTCTGTAAAGGCTACTATAACAGCCTACTATAAAATACCTAAGTCTTATACTAAAAAGCGAATACAGAGGATAAGAGAAGGTATAGAGTATCCTTGTAAGAAGCCAGATGTAGATAATATAGCAAAGATTATTTTAGATAGTCTAAATGGAATAGCGTATAAGGACGATAGCCAAATAGTTAATTTAACAGTAATTAAGAAATATACAGATGATATTGAAAGAGTAATGCTGGAATTGGAGGAAATATAAATGAATATAACAATAGAACATAGTGAAGGCGTACAAGAAATATTAAATTACCATGGAGTAGAAGCACAGGAACTTAAAACAATTGAGGAATTAGCAGAATTGCAAAGAGCAATAGCAAGAAAAGACTTAAAAAACATAGAAGAAGAAATAGCAGATGTATTAATTATGATAACACAGTTAATGTTAAGAAAAGATATTAACATTGGCAATATTAAAGAAAGTATGGAGTACAAGATAAATAGAGAGCTAAAAAGGATTAATGCAGTAGGTTAAGCATTATGAAGTTATTAATAATGGTGTGTGGACTAGTAATAGTCTACACATTCACTAAGATTATTTTAAAGGAAAGATAAAAATGATACAAGGACAAATAAGTATATTTGATAAACCCAAAATAAAGTTACTGGAGGATTGGACAAGGCTCCATCCTCTATTAACTAAAAATAGTGTACATGAGGTTTTCTTAGAGAAAGAGGATAGTTATATTGTGTTAATAGATAAAACATTCTATGGAGTTTATAAGAGAGATACAAGAAGGTGTTAAAAATGAGAGAAATTAAGTTTAGAGCTTGGAATAAAGAAAAAAATATAATGGTTTATAAAGATGAGGATATGTCAAGTTGTTACTGGGACGGAGTAGATTGCAGTGACATAGAAATGGTTAATTGCAGACTTATGAATGAAGATTATATTTGGATGCAATACACAGGATTAAAAGATAAGAATAACAAGGGAATATATGAAGGAGATATATTGCGTTGCAAATGTAAGATAAGGGGATATGAGTATTTCAAAAAGGACGAGAAAATATTTGAATATAAAAATAACGTTATAGAATGGTGGCAATCAAGCTGTAATTTGGGTTATAGACTTCGAAATGCTAAAGGTTACACAATGATGATAAAGCCTAGTTGCTTAAAGGTTATGGAAGTAGAAGTAATAGGGAATATATACGAAAATCCAGAGTTGTTAGAAGTGGAGGAATAGAAGAATGGATATAAAATTAAAAGATTTATTAAGTTGTGTTAGTACATTTCAAACTATTTTAATTAAAAACAGAGAAGAAGAGTTTTATCCAACTTATATAGATATACAAAATTATGGAGAATACTATATTAGAGATGTACAAGCTGATGAGGATGTATTAAGAATTTCTATTAATGAGGAAATATAAAAAACTACTGGCTAAACTATGATACGAATTAATTTTGAAAGGATGTGATGTACCCCCATCACACACAATATATAGTTTAGCCAGTTTAATAAGAAAGTAAAAATCTATGTGAGAAAAGAGTGATTATATGGAAATTAGGCTTATTAAAGAAAATAAGACACAGTTAAAACTAGAAATAAAAAGAAATCAGAATATTATAAATCAATTAAAATTTATTGGAGATTTATCAGTTGAAGAGAGCAGTGAATATGCTTATTTCGAGTTTAATGGAGATATAAGAAAAACTCTAAGAATGTTAGGGATTACAGATTTAACAAAGAAAGTTAAAAATAAATTAGAGAGAATGAATTGTCCGCATGAATATAATATTGATGTTAAATGTAAAGGTAAGTGTACTTTTAAACAAATGAAACTATGTTGGCAAGAAGTATATAAAGATTATGAATTACTTGTATCAGAAGAACCTATATATAGATATTGGTTCATGGGTAATACATTTGCTTTTAAAAAAAGAAGGAATGAATAAAAATGAAATTTAGTAAAAAGAGATTTAAAGAAAATGCTCCAAGAAATGTACAAAGATTACTTAAGGAGCATTTAGATATTCTAGATGGAATGGAAGTAGAAATAAGCAATTTTGATAAAAGATATTTTGAAATAAAAGAATATTTTTATAATGGAGAATCTTATAATTTATATCCAATAAAGAAAGAATGGTGTGAGTAAATGAATAAAGAAAAAGTTAAAAAGTTAATTAATAGATATATAGAAGATGATTTTAAAATATTTGATATAGAACTATATAATGGTCCAATTATAGGATTTAATTATAACAATATGCTTTGTAAATTTTTAAATGGCGAACTTCAAATATCAACACCAGGATTATTAATTCAAATTGATTATAGAAATATAAAAAGTATAGCTTTATAAAAATGGTGGTGATAACAATGGATAATGTTCCTAATAGGCTAGAATGTGCATATTGCATAAGACATTATAGACATGGTGGAGAATGTAATGGTAAAACTAATAACTTAGATGAAAAAGGCTGCTTAGTATTTAAACTTGATAAAAAAGGCTGCATAAGAAATAAAGACTTTGTATTAAAAATTCCATTATTTTATGAAGTACCTTTATTAAATACCTGGAACAATGATTGGAAAGTAAATGGAGAAGATACAGAAATAAGAATAACAAAAATATATGGTTTAACCTGGGATAAAGAAAAAGGATATATAAAGCTCCATTGCAACTGTGATTACTATATAAATGAATTTAGTAATACACATAAAGATAATAAAAAGCCAATATTAAAAATAATAAAATAGAGGGTGTTAAAAATGAAATTAAGAAAAGATGATCCTATTTATTATAAAAAGAAAATGAATGAATTAATAAAACAAGCAAAAGAAAATAATGTTGATGTTGTATTTGAAAAAGGATTTTTAAAATTTATAGCTTATGCAGATATGACAAAATTCGGGATAGATGTTGAAGAAGTTATATGTCAAACAAGTATTAATTTAAAGGAGATATAGCATATTGCTGATGTCGGCAAAATGGTAGGAGGTATTTAATGGATAAAGAAACATTTAAGAAAACAGAAGGAAAGTTATATAGATATTTTCAATATAAAAAGAAGATATACTATTTAAAGCAATGGGTAGACAAGTTAAGAAATAGATTAGAAAAAATAGAAAATGATATTAGAAATGCTAACGTAACAATAGACTATTATCAAAATGGAGCAGGAATATCTGAAAGAGTTCAAACATCACCTATTGGTAGCAGTTTTGCAGAAGAACAAATGTGCAAAGAAATAACCAAACTAGAAAAAGAACATTTAATAATTAGTAAGAAGATACTAAGAAATAACCATAAGATAAGAGAACTAGAAGAATATGTAGATAATATGGAAACTAATTTAAACACTCTATGTGAAGAAGATAGAAGATTTATAGAACTAAAGTATGGAGATAATAAAAGCATATTACAAATATCACAGAGTTTAAATATAGCACAAGCAACAGCTTATAGAAAAAGAGAAGATGTAGTAAGAATAGTTGCAGATTTTAAAAATACTTTAATGTTTAAAAACAAGAAAAATGATAAACATTTGATAAACATATGATAAAAAATATGTGAGTTTATATGAGATAATATATATGTGGACAGGGTGAAGATGTTCATTGCGTGAAGCCTCCTTATGTTTTAGATTTAGCAGGGATTAATTTCCCTGCAATATGGAAGGAATAGTATTATAAAGGTGCAATTCCTTTACCTTCCTCTCATAAATTCTCAATACCCTTTTATACCATAGGTAGGATTAAGTTCCTACCATTAAGGAAAGTTACTCAAGCGGTTAAGAGAACTGTTTATTTATTATCCAGTAGTGTTAATAGATAGCATTTAACAAGAGTTCAAATCTCTTACTTTCCACCATTAAATAAAGACTACTGATAGGGATTACAAGTGCTATTAGTAAGTTTACTAAAGAATCTAGTTTAGGCTAGGTTCTTTTTATTTAAAAATATTTATATGGAATAAAAAGGAAATAAAGCTTCTTTGTAGAATAATATTATAAAGGGGGTGAGAGGTATGGATATAATTAAATTTGATGTTATATCTAAAGATATGGCTGAAATAGTTGTAAATATTAATAGCAAAGAGTTTATTGGAATTTACAAAATATTAAATAATGATGTGAATATTGAAGGGTATGAATTATCTCAAGATAATAAACTTATCCTAGTGGAAATGTGTAAAGAAAAATTTAGAAAATACGAAAACAATATTACAAACTAATACAATTAGAACTCTCATATGAGGGTTCTTTTATTTTTTCATAGAAACAAGGTGAAATAATGAATATACAAGGTAAAATAAATAAGTTAATAAAAGGATTAAATATTTATGGATATATATACTTAGTGAATAGAGAACAATTTGTAAGTAAAAATACAGGAAATGTATGTACTGTATATAAGTTATTTCACTTAATGGATGTTGAAGATTATAACAATATGTATCCAGATGATAAGAAAGATCCTAATAAGTATTCTAAAGTTAAAGTAGAAATATTAAGTACATTTAAACAACAAGAAATACTTTTAAAATTAGTTGAGATATATAAAGAAGTAGGTGGAGCAGATGGATAGAAAGCTTACACCAAAACAGAAGGCATTTGCAGATTATTATATTGAGCTAGGCAATGCTACAGAAGCAGCAAGAAGAGCAGGATATAGTAATAAGACGGCAGCAGTAATAGGAACAGAAAACCTAATAAAACCTAATATAAAACAATATATAGATAAACGCTTAAAAAAGATAGAAGATGAAAGAATAGCAAAAGGTGAAGAAGTTCTTCAATATCTCACAAAGGTTATGAGGGGAGAAGAAAAGGACCAATTCGGATTAGATGCATCACTTCAAGATAGAACTAAAGCAGCAGAGCTATTAGGTAAAAGATATAGGTTATTTGTTGACAAGATAGAAGCTAATGTAGATGCAAATATTATATTCGAGGGAGAAAATGAACTTGAAGATTAATATTGCTAAGAAGATTGGAAAAGGATATAAAACATTTTGGAATTTCAAAGGAAGATATAGAGTTGTTAAAGGTGGTAGGGGGAGTAAGAAGTCAACTACTACTGCACAATGGATAATCTATAATATGATGAAGTATTCAAAGGCTAATACATTAGTTATAAGAAGAGTGTTTAATACTCATAAAGATTCAACTTATACTCAACTTAAATGGGCGGCTAATAACCTAGGAGTATCTCATTTATGGCATTTTAGTAAATCACCTTTGGAAGCTACATACATTTCAACAGGACAGAAAATATTATTTAGAGGATTAGATGATCCTATGAGTATAACTTCTATTACTGTAGAACATGGTTTTTTATGTTGGTGTTGGTTTGAAGAAGCATTCCAAGTAATGAATGAAGATGATTTTAACAAAGTAGATATGTCAATAAGGGGTGAGTTACCAATGGGATATTTTAAACAAATAACTTTAAGCTTCAATCCTTGGAGTGAAAAGCACTGGTTAAAGAAAAGGTTCTTTGATAAAAAGGATGATAATGTTTTAGCAATAACCACAAATTATAAATGTAATGAGTTCTTAGGTGAAGATGATAGAAACATATTTGAAAGTATGGAAAAGAATAATCCAAGAAGATATAAAATAGAAGGTCTTGGAGAATGGGGAATAGCAGAAGGCTTAGTATATGAAAACTTTACTGAACTTGAATTTGATTTAAAAGAAATAAATAAGAGAAAAGGTATTATTAGTGTCTTTGGTTTAGACTTTGGATACACTAATGATCCTACAGCTTTTATATGCTGCTTAGTTGATGAAAAGACTAAGGAGCTTTTTATTTTTGATGAACATTATCAAAAAGCTATGAGTAATACTGATATAGTTAATATGATTAAATATAAAGGATATTCGAAAGAAAGAATTATAGCAGATAGTGCAGAGCCTAAGAGTATTGATGATATTAGAAAGCAAGGAATAAGAAGAATTAAAGCAGCACAAAAAGGTAAAGATAGTATATTAAATGGAATACAAAATATACAAGATTATAAAATATATGTTCATCCTAAATGTGAAAATACATTAGTAGAATTAAATAACTATGTATGGGATACAAAGGAAGGACAAGTTATAAATAAACCTATAGATGATTATAATCATCTTATGGATGCATTAAGATATGCTATGGAACAAACAAAGAAAAAAGGCGGAATAAGAGTACTTAAATAGAAAGGAGGAATAATATGTTTGGATTAGGACAACCTGCACCAGCGGGTGGGATTATGAGTACAACACAATGGTTAAATGAAGAAATACAAGAGTTCTTAAGTTCACCTTCAAGACAACTAATGCTTACAGGAGAACAGTATTATCAAGTTAACAATGATATATTTCAAAGGAAGATTACTAGACCTACATCAAATGGTGGAACAGAAGAACTAAAGTATAAAGCTAATAATAAACTAGCGCACGCTTTTTATAAGAATCTAGTTGATGAAAAAGTAAATTACTTATTAGGAAAAGACTATACTTTAAAATCTGATAATGAGGAATACCTTAACAAGATAAATTGGACTTTAGGAGATGACTTCTTAGATATATTTAATGAGTTAGGATATGAATCTAGTAACAAAGGAATAGGTTGGTTACATATATTCTTAGATGAAGAAGGTAAGTTCGATACCATGGTTATTCCTAGTGAACAGATAATACCTATATGGGTAGATAGAAGGCATAAGGCTTTAGATAGATTAATAAGACTTTATGATGTTATAGTTTATGAAGGAACTAATAAGAAAACAGTAACTAAAGTTGAACTTTGGTATAAAGATAAAGTTGAATACTATGTTAAAGATGGAGATAATATAATCTTAGACAGTGAGAAATATCTTAATGTAGATGGCAATATAGGACATTATTTAAAAGATGGTGCATGGGCTGTATGGGGCAAGATACCATTTATACCTTTTAAAAATAATAGAATAGAAATGCCGGATATAAAGTTTATTAAATCTCTTATAGATAATTATGATTTAAGTAGAAGTGATGTAGCAAACTTTATTGAAGAAGTTAAAAATCTAATCTATGTATTAAAAGGATATGGTGGAGAAGATTTAGGCGAGTTTATGGATAACCTAAATTATTATAGAGCAATTATTATTGATGATGTAGAGCAAGGCGGAGTTGATACATTAAACCCCACTATTGACGTAGAAGCTGTTAAAGTTCATTATGAACAATTAAAACGTGATATTAATGAGTGTGGCCAAGGAGTAAATAAAGACCTAGATAAGTTTGGCAGTTCTCCAAGTGGTATAGCCCTTAAATTCTTATATAGTGGAATAGATTTAAAATGTAACTCTTTAGAAGTTTTATTTAAGAAAGCTTTTAAAGAGTTATTATATTTTATAAATATATATTTATCTGAATCTAACCAAGGAACATACAAAGATGTACCAGTAGAAATTATATTCAATAAGAATATTAAGATTAATGAGAGTGAAACTATTACTAATTGTGTTAATAGTAAAGGAATAATTAGTAATAAAACTATAATGGCTAATCATCCTTGGGTTAAGGATCCAGTAGAAGAACAGGAGCAACTTGATAAAGAAAAAGAAGAGTTTGGAGAAACCTTTGATAAAATACCTTTACCAAAAGAAGGTGGGGCAAATGAATAAGAACTCTGAATACTGGGAGAATAGAGTTGCTAAAAAGACTTGGAATATATATAACAGTTTAGAGGAAAAGAATAGAGCATTATTAGAAATGTATCAAGAAGCAAGTACAAATATCAGTGATGAATTATACAGATTAGGTGAAAAGATGGAAACATCAAGTATAAGTTTATCTGATGCACATAGATATAATAGACTTAGTAAGCTACAAGATAATATTAATCTTATAATAAAGCAACTTGGCACAGATACAGAGAACTTTGGCAAGAAAAATATGTATGAAGGTTTTAATCTTAATTATAAAGCTACTATGGAAGAACTAGGACAGATAGATTTTGCTATGCCTAATAAAAAGTTAATGGAAGAAATGCTTAACAAACCATGGTTAGGTAGTAATTTCTCTGAAAGACTTTGGAAGAATACTAAGACATTAGCTATAAATCTAAACGATATTCTAACTACTGGACTTACACAAGGAAAAACAGTTACAGAAATGGCTATACAGCTTAATAATAGAATGAATGAGGGTTTTAATGTAGCACATAGGCTAGTAAGAACTGAAACAATGCACTATTTAAATGAGAGCAGTATACAAGCTTATACAGATAGTGGATGTGATAAGGTTCAATATTGGGCGGCAGAAGATGAAAGGACTTGTCCTAGATGTGGAATAAAACATGGTAATATATATAGTCTTAAAGATAGACCAGTGTTACCACTTCATGCTAATTGTAGATGTACCTATTTACCAATTATAGATGAAGAAGATGCTAAGAAAGACCATGATAAAGCTAAAGAAGATATAAACAAAACTTTTAAAGACAAAAAGGAAAAGAAGGAAGTAATAATAAGTAATTAAAAGTCTTAGAAATAAGGCTTTTTAATTTTGCCTTTAAATATCCAGGCGTAAAAGAAGATATTAATCAGTGGAGCAACTCACGTAAAAGGCGTAGATTAGGAGTGATTAAATATGAAAAGAAAGTTTTTAGAAGATTTAGGCTTAGAAAAAGAAGTTATTGATAAGATTATGGCTGAAAATGGTTCAGACATTGAAGCAGAGAAAGCTAAGACAGTAGAAGCTACTACTAAGCTAGAAAGTGCTAATAGTCAACTAAAAGAAGCTAATAATACTATCACTAATTTAAAGAAAAATAATTCTAATAATGAAGAACTTCAAACAAAAGTAAAAGAGTATGAAAATACTATTAAGACACAAAAGACAGAATATGAAACTAAGGTAAGAAATTTAACTTTAGATAGTGCTATAAATAGTGCATTAACTAAAGCTAAAGCAAAACATTCTGATTTGCTAGCATCTAAAATTAATAGAGATAAGTTAGTAATAAATGAAGATGGAACAGTAACAGGATTAGATGAACAGCTTAAAGGCTTTAAAGATACTTACAAAGATATGTTTGAAGTTTCTTTAGGAGGTAAGACTCCACCTAATCCAGATGGTAAACCAACAACAATTACAAAAGAACAATTTAATAAAATGGGTTACCTTGAAAGAGTTAAATTAAATCAAGATAATCCAGAATTATATAATTCATTAAAAGGAGAGATGTAAACTATGGCAACAGGAACAACAAAATTAGAAAATTTAATTGACCCACAAGTAATGGCAGACATGATTGATGGTCAAATAGGTAAAAAGATAGTAGTAACACCATTTGCTAAGATTGATACTACTTTACAAGGAAAACCAGGAGATACTATAACAGTACCAGCTTATGCATACATTGGAGATGCAGAAGATGTTGCAGAAGGTGTAGAAGCAGGAACAACAGTATTAACTGCATCAACTACAAAAGCAAAGGTAAAAAAAGCAATGAAAGCAGTAGAAATAACAGATGAAGCTTTATTAAGTGGATATGGTGATCCACTTGGACAAGCAACAGGACAATTATCTAAGTCATTAGCTTCTAAAGTTGATAATGATTGTATGAGTGCTTTACTAGGTGTTAAGACATTAGTATATGATGGTTCAGCTTCTAAGATTTCATATAATGGAATTGTAGATGCAATAGATTTATTTGATGAAGAAGTTTCAAGTAAAAAGGTTATGTTTGTAAATCCAAAACAAATTACAACTTTAAGAAAAGATCCTGATTTTATAGATGTTAATAAATATGGCAACAAAGTAATGATGACAGGTGAAATTGGTTCTATAGCTGGTGCAAGTGTAGTACCTAGTAAAAAAGTAGTTTTAGATTCAACAAGTGCTTTTTATTCTTGCCCTATTGTAGTTTTAGAAGAAAATTCAGAAGCAAATATACAAAATCAAGAAGTACCAGCTTTAACTATTTATTTAAAAAGAAATGTAAACTTAGAAAAAGAAAGAAACACATTAGGAAGAAAAACTATCCTTTCAGTTGATGAATTTTATACAGCAGTAGTTTCAAATCCTAGCAAAGTTGTTTTAGCTAAATTCAAGAAATAGAGTAGATATTTAGTCTACTCTTATTTTTATAGGTGATATTATGGATAATAAAAAGATATTAGAAAAAATAAAGAGAAGAAGCAATTCAGCAACTAATCAATCTAATGAATTAATCAATGATCTTATAGAAGAAACAGAGAATGATTTATTAGGATATACAAACTTAAATGAATTACCAGCAGGACTTGAAGGATCTTTGATAGAGTTAGTAATTATTAAATGTAATAGACTTGGTACAGAAGGAATAAGTTCAGAAGGCTTTAGTGGTGTATCTACAAGTTATTTAGATGATATTCCAAAGGATATTAAAAGAAAGTTAAATCGTTATAGAAAGCTTCCTTAAGAGGTGATGATATGAGTATAAATTCAGAAATGAGAAAACTTATATTACAGGAAAATAAAGAAATTATAAAACCTTCTGGAGCTAGAAAAAAGGATTGGATAGATTTAAAAGAGCCTATTTTAATAGCAATCTATGAAACTGATAATAGAGTTAATACAAGTAATGCCATATATAATTCTAGTACTCATATAGGATTAACTTTTGATAAGAGTGTTACTTCTAAAAATAGGTTAAAAGATGGAGATAAGATTTACAACATAACTGGAACAAATCCACAAGGAAGATTAAATCAGGTCTTTTTGAAGGTGATAGAAAATGTCTAATAACGAAGAGTTTAAAAATAGTTGTAAAGAAGCAAAAGCTAAAATGAATATGCAACTAAGAAAAAACATTAATAAATGTTGCTTACTTATTAAAAGAGAAGCTGTTAAAAACTGCCCAGTAGATATGGGGATATTAAGAGCTAGTATATTTTTTAGAACAGTTCATAATATGAATTCAGTAAATGGTTATATAGCAAGTAGCTTAGAATATGCTCCATATGTGCATCAAGGTACTGGAATATATGCAGTAAACGGAGATGGAAGAAAAACACCATGGAGGTATGAAGCTAAGGCAGGTAAGTATAAAGGTTGGCATACAACCAAAGGGCAAAAGCCTAATCCTTTTTTAGAAAAAGCAAAGACTGATAATATAGCTAGAATAGAGCTCATGTTAAGGGAGGGATTGAGATAGAAAATACAATTATTGAGTATTTAAATACTAATAAAGAGTTAATAGAATTAGTTGGTGAGAATCGGTTTTTTCCATTAATGACTACAGATATTTCTAAGCCTTCCTTAGTATATTCATATGCACCTATATTTAAAGATTATGTGAGTCAAACTCAATTGCAGATTAATATAATATGGAATGATTATGACGAAGTTAAGGTAATTGAAAAGTGTTTAGAAGACATTTTTAATAGTAATGTCAGTGATAGCAAGTTTAAAACATATAAATATATAACCTTTAAAGCAACTAGAAGTGGTGGAGGAACGCTATTTAGAGAAGATTTACAAATGTTTGAGAATAGCGTTATTTTTATTATTAAATACAAAGGAGATAGATAATTATGGCAGAAGCAAATAAAGATGAAATTATGCTAGGAGCAGGAGAAGTTTTTATGTACGAATTTACAGGTACAGAAATACCGGATCATGCAACTATAGAAACAGATGAACATAACGTAGGACATTGTAGTGGAGGTTTTAAGATTGATTATAAACCTAAAAAATATGATGTTGATAATCAATATGGTAAAACAGTTAAATCTTTTATAACTAAAGAAGATATAACAGCAAAGACAGGAATTATATCATGGGATTTAGATAAATTAGCATTATTATCTACAGCTAAATTGACAGAAGATAGTTCAAAGAAAACCAGGACTTTAACATTCGGTGGTGGTGGATCATTGAAAAATGTACTTATTAGGTTTGTACATGAAGAAGAAGGAAAGCATTTAAGATTCACTATGATTGGTCAAGGCGGGAATGGCTTTGGATTAGATTTTGGAGAAAAAGAAACAACAATTAATGCAGAAATTCAAGCAATTGAAAAGATTAAAGGCTTTTTAGCAGCGTTTGAACAAGAAATATAAGAAATAGGAGAAATTTTAAATGTTAGATTTAGATTTAATAAATAGCAAACCAATAGAAATTAAGATAAACAAAGGATTAGTGAAGGTCAATCAGCCTTCCTTTTCTTTAGCTAAAAAAGTAAGAGTTTACGAAAAAAGTTTAGGAGAAATAACAGAGGAAGAAATATATAAAGAGCAATCTGATATATTAGTAAGCTTTTTAAATAATAATTCTAGTAATAAAAAATTTAATGACAAGGATATTGATAATTTATCTTTTACAGCTATTAAAGCACTATATACTACATTAATAAATGCTATAAAAGGGATAGAAGAAAGCCCAAACTAAAACTCCCCATTCCAGATGGGAAAATAGGAGAAGCTTTAATTGAAAAGTATTTTCCTATAGAGGAATGGGAGAAGGACTATATATCTAAAACAGCAGAAATAAAGACTATAAGTGATTATACAGGTTTGAATTTTATGGAGATTGATAACCTGCCTTATAGTCTTTATTTATTGTATAGAAAAGAATCATGGCTATATGGATTAAAAGGAACTGAAAAGGGAAGAGAATTCTTACAAACATTAGCAGAAATACAAGTTACTAAGGCAGATAACAAAAAGATAAGTAATTGTAAATTAACTAATAAAGTAAAAAAAGAAAGGAGGTAAAACAGATGGCTAGTGGTATAGAGTTAGCACCTTTAGTTGTGGCTGTTAATGGGGATGTAGATAACTTTAATAAATCTATGGATAAAGTAGAGGAAAGAGGAGAACAAACAGCTAGTAAAGCATCTAATAAGTTAGGGAATATAGGTAAAAGTCTAACTAATATAGGAGATAAATTAACTACTCATGTATCGGTTCCACTTGCAGCAGTAGGTGCAGTAGGTATAAAAGTAGGAATGGATTTTGAATCTCAAATGTCAAGAGTTAAAGCTATAAGTGGAGCTACGGGAGATCAATTTAAGGAATTAGAAGATCAAGCTTTATCTTTAGGACAGAGTACAGCATTTAGTGCAAAAGAAGTAGCAGAAGGTATGGAAAATTTAGCATCTGCTGGATTCAATACGAAAGAAATAATGGAAGCTATGCCAGGACTTTTAGATTTAGCAGCAAGTTCTGGTGAAGATTTGGCGACAAGTTCTGATATAGCAGCAAGTACTCTTAGAGGTTTTGGATTAGAAGCAAGTCAAGCAGGGCATGTAGCTGATGTATTAGCTAAAAATGCGGGTGCAACAAATGCTGCGGTTAAAGATACAGGTGATGCAATGAAGTATATTGCACCAGTTGCACATACAATGGGATTATCTTTAGAACAAGTAACTGCCGCTATTGGAGAAATGGCAAATGCAGGTATAAAAGGTAGTCAAGCAGGTACAACATTAAGAGCTGCATTAGTTAGACTAACAAAACCAAGCGATCCTGCCATAAGTGCTATGAAATCAATAGGATTTACTGCTTTTGATTCAAGTGGAAAAATGAAAGATTTAAGTACCATTGTAGAAGAGTTAAGTGTTAAAACTAAGGGATTAACGCAAGAGCAAAAGCAAAATAAAATTGCTACTATCTTTGGTACAGAAGCTTTAAGTGGAATGATGGTATTAATGGATAATGGTAAGGCAGGATTAGATGATTTAACTAATAGCTATAAGGATTGTGATGGAGCAGCCAAAGAAATGGCTGAAACAATGCAAGATAACACTAAAGCTAGTATAGAACAAGCTGGGGGAGCATTAGAAACAGCTTCAATAAAAATGCTTAAAGTAGTAGCACCTGCAATAAAAGAAGTCGCAGAAGATGTAGGAAATCTTGCTGATGAATTTAGTGCATTAGATCCACACACCCAAGAGATAATACTTACATTAGGTGGTATTGCAATAGCAGCAGGACCAGTATTAAGTATTGCAGGAAAAGGTATAACATTATGTACAACTTTAGCACCATTGGTAGCAGGAACAGCAACAGCAACAGCAGGAGCAGGAGTTGCAGCAGGTGGAGCAGCTGTAGGAGTTGGGGCTTTAAGTGCAGTAGCATTACCTTTGATTGGAATAATCGCAGCAGTTGCAGGTGGAATTTATCTATTTACAAAGAATAGTGAAACTATGAATGGTAGTTGTCTAAGAAGTAAAGAAGATCTGGGATTAGTAGATAATGCATTATTAAATTTAAATGGTAGTTATGCTTTAACAGCAGCAGAAATGGATAAATTTAATATTAAACATAAAGATTGGAATAGTAAAGTAGCTCCAGACACAGCTAAAGAATTAGATAAGGTAGCTAATAGAATAGCTAATTTTAATTTTGAATTAGCACATAGTAATGGTTTAGATGGACTTATAAGTAAAAAAGATGGTGCAAAACTTAATAAAAGATTAGATGAAATTGTTAATGATGCCATTAAAAAAATAAAGAGTAGAAGTCCAGAAGTACAGAAGGAAATGGCAGAATGTTTTAAAGCTGATGATGGAAAATTGGATGAAAACGAGAAAAAGATAAATGACTTCTTAAAACATTCTCAAGATAAACAAATAAAAGAAGTAGAAAAATATCATAAAGAAATTTTAAAAATACAAGAAAATGCTAGGAAGAAAAAAAGAGATTTAAGTGAAGATGAATTAAAAGAAATAGAAGAATTAACAAAGAAAATAGGAAATGTTGCAGCAGAAAATACAGCAAAAAGTCAAAGCGAAATGTTAGCAGCACAAGCTACTTTTAATGCTAAAATGAATTCTTTAGATATGAAAGGTGTATCTTCTTTATTAAAAGAAAAAGCACAAGCAAGAGATAAAGAAATAAAAATTGATACTGAAAAATATGATAAAAAAATTGAATTATTAAAGTTGTATAAACCTAAAATGTCTAAAGAAGAACAAAAAGCAGCTGATGAAGAAATAAAAAAACTTGAAGGCTTAAAACAAAAGTCTATTAAAACCAAAAATAGTCAATACAATGGTTATTTAGAAGCTGCTTTAAAGAAATATCCAGAATTAGCAAGATATATAAATGCTAAAAATGGAGAAATACTTACATCTGAAGAACAAGCTAAACAAACAAGCTTATTAAACTATAGCAAAAAGATGGAAAAATTAAATGGTATTACAAAAACAGGTTATTATCAAATAAAAGATACTACTGATGGAAGTATGCACGATTGTTATGTATCAGTAGATGAAGCAACAGGACAAATAAATGGAGTATGGGATAAAACAACAGATAGTATTTATGGTAATCCAGTAAAAGCAAGAGAAGCTATAGATAAAGGATTAAAAGATGGTACTAAATTCAAACCTATAAAAGATAGCTATGATGAAAAGAAAGATGCTATTTGGAATAATGCTATTAAGGTAGCATGTGAACATACAGCAGGTTTATTCGATTGGGTTACAAGAAATTGGGATGATACTATAGGATATGTATTAAACCATCCAATTAAAGCATTTGCAGATTTTGCAACAAGAAATAATGGTGCAGCATCATCTCACTATAATGGACTTGATAACGTTCCTTTTGATGGGTATTTAGCAAGATTACACAAGGGTGAAAGAGTATTAACAGCAGATGAAAATGCTAATTATAATAAAGGCAATGGGGATATAAATGTAACACAAAATATTTATGCAGATACAGCAAGTCCTTATGAGATTGCTAAAGCTACTAAAAGAAGTATAAGAGAACTACAATTCACATAAGGAGGTAAATATATGTATAGCTCTATTAAAGTAATTAACTTAGTTAATAATAAAGAAATAAATATAGAAAGTAATGTAGATCAAAATGGAATAGTATGTACTAAGTTTTTAGATAGCCAACCCAAAGGAATTTTTGAAAAGATTAAAGGATTAAATCAGATTGGACAATCGATAAATTCAGCTACTTTAAGTGAAAGAGAAATAGTTATAGAAGGTATTATTATTGGAGAAAATCTAATGCAAGTTGAGATATTTAAATCTGAACTTGTTTATATTTTCAATCCTGTACAAGATGTGTTATTAAAATATAATGATGAAAATATAGAAAAAGAAATAATAGTAAGAGCAACAAGTATTCCGATTTTTAGTGATGAAGTTAATACAAATAATTTAAGAAAGTTTATTATTACTTTAAGCGCTGATTATCCGTTATGGATGGATCAGAAAGAAAATAATATAAATATAGAAACATGGGAAAGCAATTTTGAATTTCCCTTTTGTATAGAAAGTGAAGGAATAGAATTAGCAAGAAAAGGACCTAATCAAATAGAAATAATAAATAATGGACAAATGAAAGCACCTTTAGAAATATATTTTAAAGCACCTGCATTAAATCCTAAAATCATTTTAAATAATAACGAATATATAAAAGTTAATAAAAAAATTAATGATGGAGAAATACTATATATTTGTACTGCTTATGGCAAAAAAAGAGTTGAAATAATTAAGGAAAATGGATTAAGAGAAAATGCTTATGGTTATATAGATATATTTAGCAAATTTTTTAGTTTACCAGTAGGAAATAACATAATAAGTTATAGTACAGATGGGGATTTCATTCCACAAACTGTTATAGTTAAATATAAAAATCAATTTCTAAGTTTATAGGAGGTGATAATATGGCAGAATTTAGCGGGTTTTTTAATAGTGTAAATGGAGATAGAAAATATAAAAGTGAAGATTTTGCAAAATATTTCAAGACATTTATGAGTACTGGTGTTAACCCAGCGCTTGATAGTTTGAAGGTATATAAAAGAAATAGTACAAGTATAGAAATTAGGCAAGGAGCTGCAAATATTCAAGGATATATGTATTTAAATGATGCAAGTTTAATTAAAAGTGTAGAAGTTGGTACAAGTAGAGTTGATAGAGTTGTCTTGAAACTAGACTTAATAAATAGAAAGTTAAGAATAGATGTAAAGAAGGGAAGTACATCTATTCCCGCAGCACTACAAAGAGATAATAGTGTATATGAATTAAGCCTTGCAAAAATATATATAAGCGGCAATGATTTTTCAGTTGCTGATGAAAGACATAATACAGAGGTATGTGGATTTATGTCTTTTACAGGCAAGGCTGATATACAAGAAATGTGGGACATATTCAATAGTGGATGGAATTCTAAACAAAATTTATGGCAGGATTGGTTTAATAATATGCAGGGTAAAAGTATTAGGGGTATTTATATACAACCTAATATGCCTAGTACAAAGGTGGGAGATATATGGATTCAACTATTAGAATAATTGATAATAATTTTAATTTTTTAGGAGATATAGAGGACTATATTTCCTTTTATTTTGTAAGAAATTATTATGAAGCTAAAGAATTTCAATTAATTTGTTCTTCAAAATATAAAAATTTTTTAAAAGATGGGAATATTATTTTTATTGATCCTAAAAAACCTTTAATTATAGAAAATATAAATATAAATGAAGATAAAAAGTTAATTACTGTAAAAGGAAGAGATTTAAAAAGCATATTAGATAGAAGAATAACAATACCATCTGCTGGAGAAGCTTATGATTCTTTTAAAGGATCAGCAGAGGATGTAATTAAACATTATGTTGAATCTAATGCAGTTAATCCATTTGAGAAGGATAGAAAGATCAATGAATTAGTAATAGCTGCATCTAAACATAGAGGAAAAATTATTAACTGGCAAAGTAGATATAAATATTTAAACTTTGAAATAAGCAATATATGTAATAGCGTTGGGTTAGGCTGGGAAATAGCATTAGATTTAGTAAATAAAAAATTTATATTTGATGTTATAGAAGGTAGAAACCTTACTGAATCAGATAATAAAGTTATTTTTTCTGAGGACTTTGATAATATAACATCTATTAATAGAACAAACGATTCTAAAAATTATAAAACAATGGGATACGTTGCGGGTCAGGGAGAAGGTATAAATAGAGAATTTAAAAAGATTTTCAAGAATAATGATATTGGTTTAAAGCGTAGAGAATTATTTATAGATGCAAGAGATATAGAAGAAGGTCAATCAGATAAACTATCAGATAGAGCAGAAGCTAAACTTAAAAATTATGATTATATTAATAGTACAGAAAGTACAGTTCTAAATACTAATTTTGTATATCAAAAGGATTGGGATTTAGGAGATATAGTTATAAGAAAAATTGATGATGAATTTGAAAATTTGAGAGTTTCAGAAGTAACAGAAGTTTATGAAAGCTTTTTTAAAATAGATATTGTTTTAGGTAATGTTATTTCTAATCCCATAGATGATTTAAATCAAGAAATAAATTCAGTTCCAGAAGCAAGTAACAACAGTAAATTATGGAGGCCTAATGTAGATATAGATGGCAATTTAAATTGGTCTATAAATACAAGTAATGAATCACCAAAAGTAGTAAATATAAAGGGACCACAAGGAAGTCAAGGAGTTCAAGGAGAACGTGGTCCAATGGGTATGCAAGGTCTAAAAGGAGATAAAGGAGATAAGGGAAATATAGGACCAATAGGGCCAGTAGGACCTAAAGGTGAACAAGGTATACAAGGTGTAGTAGGACCTATGGGTGAAAAGGGAGAAAAAGGAGATAGAGGAATACCAGGACCTCAAGGCCCACAAGGAATTCAAGGGCCAATAGGTTTAGTAGGACCACGAGGACCAGTAGGAAGTACACAAAGTTATATTAAATTCCAAGAATTTTTTATAGCTACAGAAGGGCAAAAAGTATTTTCATGGAATGATGGATATACTTATCCAATCAATGTTAATGCAATAGCTATATATCTTAATGGAGTTAGATTAAGTAATAAAGCAATTAATGAAACTAGCGAAAATTCAATAGAATTTAAATTACCTTTAAGTCAGGGGGATAAAGTCTTTATAGATGCATTTCAAATGGTAGTTGATTTAAGAGGCCCGCAAGGACTAATAGGAGATAGAGGTCCAAAAGGAGAAAAAGGAGATATTGGTCCTCGAGGATTAACTGGATTGCAAGGAGAAAGAGGGCCTATAGGATTAACAGGATCAATAGGACCTAAAGGAGAAAAGGGAGACCAAGGAGCAGTAGGTCCAATTGGACCACAAGGGCCTAAAGGGGAGCAAGGTATTCCAGGAATACAAGGCCCAAGAGGTGAAAAAGGATTGGAAGGAAAGCAAGGAATACAAGGGGAACGTGGTCCTATTGGTTTAGAAGGTCCTAAAGGCAAACAAGGTATACAAGGACCTATAGGATTAACTGGACCAAAAGGTGATCAAGGACCACAGGGTCAAGTAGGTAAACAGGGGTTAAAAGGAGATAAAGGCGATAGAGGTTTAACTGGACCTCAAGGAGAGCGTGGACCACAGGGGGAAAGAGGACTTCAAGGATTGAAAGGAGACACAGGAGCAAGAGGACCACAAGGAGAAAGAGGACCTCAAGGTATACAAGGAGTACAAGGTCCAGCAGGTAATGGACAAAGTTATGTTGTATTTCAAAGATTTTTTATTTCCACAGAAGGGCAAAAAATATTTTCATGGAATGATGGATATGTTTATCCAGTAGGTATTAATGCAATAGCAGTATATGTAAATGGTTCAAGGTTTACTAATAATTCTATAAAAGAGGTTGATGGGCATACAATTGAATTTAAATTCCCTTTGAATCAAGGTGATAAAGTCTTTATAGAAGCTATGCAAGCTGTTAAAGATTTAAGAGGTCCTGTTGGTCCTCAAGGTATTCCTGGACCAAAAGGAGAAATAGGTCCTAGAGGCGATACGGGAGCTACTGGTTTGACAGGAAAACAAGGGCCTATTGGTCCAAAGGGTGACCAAGGGATACAAGGACCTATTGGTCCACAGGGTAAGCAAGGAGAAAGAGGTATACAGGGACTTCAAGGACCACAAGGACAAAAGGGTTTACAAGGAATACCTGGGCCTCAAGGGATAAAAGGAGACAAAGGAGATACAGGACCGATAGGTCCTAGAGGATTAACAGGAGAACAAGGACCAAGAGGACTACAAGGTAATACAGGTGCTACTGGTTCACAAGGACCACAAGGGCCAAAAGGCGATAGAGGTCCAATAGGTCCTCAAGGATATAAAGGAGATAAGGGCGATAAAGGAGATTCAGGAACACAAATAATAACATCTTCTAGTAGACCTAGTGGAAGTGCTTATGGAAGAGTTTGGATAGAACTTATATAAGAAAGGAGAATTATAATGGCAGTAAAAAATGCAATTTATAAAGTAGACGACGGGAAGGGAGGCTTTGATGAAATAAATTTTAAGACAAATGCAGCACAAATCTATTTTAATGATGGAAAAAATTTAGAAGATAAGTTTAATAAGAAAACTTTACTATGGAAGGGGAGTCATTACTTAAACAAGGGTGATACTGAAGTTTTATCTAAGAAATTGAGTGAATGTGCAAATGGGATAAGTCTTATTTTTAGTGATTATGATCCAGGTACATCAAACAAAACAGGTAATAATTATAACTGGTATGAAAAGTTTGTTAGCAAAGATGGCTCTTATGTAAATTCAGGAAACTATCTTATTTCTATACCTTGCAACGAGGACGGAGGTTGGATAATCAAAGCCATTTATGTAAAAGACGATAGACTAGAAGGTTGTAGTAATAACAGTATGAAAGATTGGAATGACGTTGTTTTAAGAGAAATTTGGGAGGTGTAAAAATGTTATTTTATATTCAAGTAGATAAAGAAACTAAAAGAGTTAAAGGTTATAGCTCTAGCTCATGTGAAAGTGATATTATTTTAGAAATAGAAATAGATGATAACAATACAGAATATGAGGAATTATTGGTTAATCCATATATTTTTGTATTTAATGAATCTAGTAACACATTTACAAAAGATGTAGCATATCAAGAATCTTTAATAAAATCTATGAAAAATAGGTTATCAGTAGATGATAAGATAGAATATTTAACAAAACAATTAGCTGCTGAAAAATTAGCAGCTATGAAAAAGGATTCAACTATAAATATGCTTATGAAACAGCAAGCTCAAAATAAACTTGAAATTATGAAGTTGAAAGGAAGTAATTAAGTATGGAAAATATAAATTTTGAATTTTGGAAAATGGCTTATAATATGGGGTGCATAGATACTAGCTTATTAAAACAAGCTGTAAAAACAGAAAGTAATCCATTCGGAGAAATTAACCAGGAACAATATAAAGAAATATGTGGACAAAAATTTCTAATATAGACTTTAGAAAAGTGAGGGCATATGCATGAATGATGAACTTATAGAGCATAAAGTAAAAATCCATGACGAAAGGATAAATAATCATGCTGATAGACTAGACAAATTAGAGCAAAATGACGTAAAAAAAGATGTGCAAATAGAAAATCTATGTAAGAGTATTGAAGGGCTAATAAGTACACTGAAATGGGGATTTGGTTTTCTCGCTAGTGGACTTGTTGGCTTTTTTATATATGCAATACAATTTAATATTTTTAAATAATAAGAGGTGACTATAAATGTGTGATATAGGACCAACTGGTCCCCTTGGTTGCTTAGATAAAAAATTTACTGATAAATTGGGATGGAATCCATCTGAAAAGTACAAAGTTAACGATATTGTTTATTGTGGTGACTATAACGATAAAATTAGATACGGAAAAGGATCTTTTGTTTGTATAAAAAATAACTCTAATAAATATTTAGATGATGAAAGATACTGGAGAAAAATATCAGTAGAAGAAATGATAAATAGAAAGAAGGAAGATTAAATGAAAGTAAAAGAAATATTAAAAAGATTAAAAAATACAGGAACAATAGTTGCAATAACAAGCGCAGCTATAATGATAATTGCAAATTTAGGTTTTAGCGTAGATGGAGATAAAGTAATGTATATAGTAAATGCATTATGTTCTGTAGGGGTAGCATTAGGAGTGCTTAATAATCCAACTTCTCCAGGAATAGATGGAATAGGCAAGAAAGATAAAGAAGAACTTAAATAGTTTATTATGGCAACAGATAGCTTAGAGCTGTCTTTTTTTTATTGCCTTAGTTTACAAATTAAGATTAAAAACAATATTTAATTTATATAGAAATAAAAAAAGAAAGAAGGAATTTAAAATGAAAATAGCAGTAAGAGGAGGACATAATTTTAGTGTTCCTGGAGCAAGTGGAATAATTAGTGAAACTAGAGAAGATAGAAAAGTAAAGGATTCTTTAATAAAATATTTAAGATTAGCTGGACAAGATGTTTTAGATGTAACTCCACCTGATTCTTGTAATACAGTTTCAAAAGACTTAGCTTATGGAGTAAATAAAGCAAATAATTGGGGAGCAGACTTATATATACCTATACATTTTAATAATTGTTATAATCATTATAATGGTGCTATAGGTGCAGAGGTATATGTATATAGTAAGTCATTTTCTCAAGCTAAAGCTGCAATGAGTGCATTAGCTGAGATGGGGTTTAAAAATAGAGGTGTTAAATCAGACCCTCATCTTTATGATCTAAGAAAATCTAATATGGATGCTATGTTACTTGAGATATGTTTTGTAGAAGCAACAGAAGATGTGGAACTTTATAGAAAATTAGGACCTGATGAAGTAGCTAGGAGAATAGCTCAGAAAATTTGTAGTAAGTCAATATCTTCAAGTAACTCTTCTAAACAATCACATTCAACTTCTTCAGTTTCAAATAATTCTAAGTTATGGCAAAAATCTATAAGTGGAGAAGAAGTTAAGGCTTTACAAAGTGAAATAAATAGACAAGGTTACGGAAATATTAAAGAGGATGGATATTTTGGAGATAGTACATTAAACGCATGTCCTATGCTAAGAGAAGGTGCTAGAGGTAATATTACGAAGTTAATGCAACAAAGACTACTAAATAGAGGATATACTTCATTAAAATCAAGTGGAGGAGCAGACGGAGTATTTGGAAGAGGAACTACTATAGCAATTAAGAACCTACAAAAAAATAAAGGTTTAGATGTAGATGGTATTGTGGGTAAGAATACCTGGAAAGCTTTATATAGCAAATAA